TGGAGAAGGTTAAGAAGGTGGCGGCAAAAGGGTATGTACCGGGCTTGGATGGTCGAAGAATACTGGTGCGTTCAGAACACGCCGCACTTAATTCACTACTGCAAGGATGTGGTGCTATCATTGCCAAACAGTGGTGCATTGAGGCACACAAAGAGTTCAAGAGACAAAGACTTTCTGTACAACAAGTTGCATTCGTGCATGATGAAATCCAAGTTGAAGCACAGAGACCAGATGCGGAAACTGTTGCGTCAATCATGGTAGCCTCTGCTTTCAAGGCAGGTAAGGTGTTGGGGTTTCGGTGTCCTGTTGACGCTGAAGCAAAAATTGGTAATAATTGGTTTGACACACACTAACACTGTGTTATAATATAGTTACTTCCTTGGAGGAGAAAAGTAATGAGTGAACTATTTAAATTGACTGACGTAGAGTTGTACTGGGCTCAGTTGTATGAGCGCAACAAACTCTCAGAGAAGTATCAGGTGGACTTGAGTAATCTAACACCAGAGCAGGTTGATCGTATTGAATCGACAGGTGTGAAGGTGCGTAGCAAGGATGATGAGCGTAACTACTTTGTTACCTGCAAGTCGTCTAAGTATGAGATTACACCTTACGACAAGAACGGTGATGTCATCGGTCGTGACACACTTGTTGGTAATAACTCTCGTGCAGATGTNATGGTAAAGCCATACTCATGGAAGTCACCAACAGGGCAGTCAGGNGTATCCCTTGGTATTGTTAAGCTGATCGTTACAGACTTAAACAANTATGTACCAGAGGATAATGTTGCAGAGGAAGANACTCTGTGAAGGCTCTGATTGACGGCGATATACTATGCTACCGCATAGGCTTTGCNACCAACAANGAGACTGAGGACGTNGCTATCAGAACGATGGCTACCTTCTTAGAAGACTTGTTGATGTATGACCTTTCGGCTGACGATTGGACAACATACTTAACTGGCAAACGCAACTTCAGAAATGATGTCGCCGTCACTGAGAAGTACAAGGGCAATCGCAAGAAAGAGAAACCAGTACATATTCAACTTTTGCGTGATTACCTTGTCGCCTCTTGGAATGGTGTAGTCTCTGATGGGAACGAAGCTGATGATGAGATCGCAATAGCGGCAACCTCACTAGGCGACGAGAGCATCATTGTTTCTCTTGACAAAGACTTTGACCAAGTGCAGGGATGGCACTACAACTTTGTGAAGAAGAACAAGTACTACATCAAACCAGAGGAAGGGTTGCTTAACTTTTATATGCAGTTCCTTGTTGGAGACAGGATTGACAACATCATTGGTGTTGACGGTATTGGTCCTGTCAAGGCACGGAAGCTCTTAGAAGGTAAAACTGAACAAGAGATGTTTGACATTTGCGTAGAGAAGTTAGGCAGTGTTGAAAGAGCAGTAGAGAACGGACGCTTGCTGTTCCTTCAACGCCATCCCAATCAGTTATGGAGTCCCCCGAATGAAAACCCAGAGTGCGAAAGCGAAGGGCAGGAAACTGCAACAGTGGACAGCGGAGCAGATACTAAAGACGTATCCGCATCTGGAGAGTGATGATGTTAGATCAACCAGTATGGGTGTTAGTGGTTCTGATGTTCAACTTAGCCCTCTGGCTCGCAAGTCTTTCTCGTATGATGTCGAATGCAAATCGCTTGCGAGAGTTGGAGTCTATCGCTATGTTGACCAGTGCAACAATAGAGGNGATACACCACCACTTGTCATCGTTAAAGAAAACAGACGAAAGCCCCTCGCAGTCGTAGACGCAGAGCACTTCTTTGAGTTGCTAAGGAATCAAAAATGAAACACATGGTCATACCTGACACACAGGTTAAGCCGGGTAACCCAGTGGATCACTTACGATGGGCAGGTCAGTATGCTGTTGACAAGAAGCCTGATGTAATTGTACACATTGGCGATCACTTTGATATGCCTTCACTGTCTACCTTTGATGTAGGCAAGAAGTCGTTTGAAGGCCGCCGTTATATCAATGACATCAATGCAGGTGTCGAAGCAATGCAAGCGTTTCTGGAGCCTATCAAGAAAGAGCAGAAGCGTTTATCTCGTAACAAACACAAGCAGTGGTCTCCTCGTTTAGTCTTTACACTAGGCAACCATGAGTATAGAATCACTCGTGCAATTAACGCAGATGCAAAACTTGAAGGCTTGATGTCGATGAAGGACTTGTATCTTGAAGAGATGGGGTGGGAAGTACATGATTTCTTACAACCTGTGGTTATTGACGGCATTTGTTATAGCCATTACTTTGTTTCTGGTGTTATGGGACGGCCTGTAAGCTCTTCCAATGCACTGCTCACTAAACAGCACATGAGTTGTGTGATGGGTCACGTCCAAGACAGGCAGATTAGTTTCGCAAAACGTGCCGATGGACAACGTATCACAGGACTGTTCGCAGGTATTTATTATCAACATGATGAAGAGTATCTAAACCCACAGACGAACGGCTCATGGTCGGGTATCTGGATGTTACATGAGGTGACTGACGGATCATTCGATGAGATGCCTGTGTCAATCAACTANTTGAGGGAGCGTTATGCCTGATCTAACTGACATGGCCCGTACTTATCANCTTGGTGGTTCACACTACACTGACAAGAAGATACAGCCTTGGGATGCAATGCAGGAATGGATGACTGAAGAGCAGTTTAAAGGATTCNTNACTGGTAATGTAATCAAATACATCGCTAGGTTTCAGGATAAAGGCGGCGTGTTAGACTTGCAAAAGTGTAAACATTATCTTGACAAACTCATTGAAGTGTGGTAAAATAGTATGCTTACGCTTGAAGAAATTAAAGATAAGCTCAAGCAGTTAGACGAGGTTACTCTACTGGAAACATTAGGTCTAACCTCAGAAGACTTAATCGATAGATGTTCTGATCTTATTGAAGAAAAACAAGANACACTGGAGATAGACTTAGATGACTCAACACCTTGGGATAACGATTGACTATGAAAGAGACTCTCGCCTCAGTGAGCAAGCAACTACGCTTATGCGTGACTACTATATGCTTGAGCATGAAGAGTCTCCTCAACAGGCTTTTGCTCGTGCCTCAGTGGCTTATTGCGCTGATGACCTCGACCTTGCACAGAGGATTTACGACTATGCTTCAAAAGGTTGGTTTATGTTTGCGTCGCCTGTGTTGTCGAACGCACCTGAACATGGCAGAGGCAATAGGGGCTTGCCTATTAGTTGTTTCCTTACTTACGTGGGTGACAGTCTTGATAGCCTTATTGAGCATAACTCTGANGTAGCATGGCTTTCCGTAAAGGGCGGNGGTGTNGGTGGTCACTGGGGGGACGTGAGAGGTATCAGCGACAAGTCTCCCGGTCCGATACCGTTCATGAAAGTAGTGGACAGTCAGATGACTGCGTACAAACAGGGGAAGACACGGAAGGGAAGCTACGCCGCCTACCTAGACGTAAGCCATCCTGACATTGAAGAATTTATATCGTTTAAAGTACCTACTGGNGGCGACATCAATCGCAAAAACTACAACTTGTTTAANGCTGTAAACATCACCGATGAATATATGGAGGCCGTAATCAATGGAAAGCAATGGAATCTCATCGACCCAAATACAGGAATTGTTAGAGATACAGTTGAAGCTCAAGGACTTTGGGAGCGAATATTGGAAGCTCGCTTCAGAACTGGCAGCCCTTACCTTAACTTTATCGACACAGCCAGACGAGCTATGCCGGAAGCTCAAAAGAAACTTGGATTGTCAATTAACGGTAGCAACCTCTGCAATGAAATCCATCTCGCTACAAATGAAGAACGCACAGCAGTCTGCTGCCTCTCCTCAGTCAACCTTGAAGCATACGATGAGTGGCGAACAAGCGGAATGGTTGGGGACCTTATCCGATTCTTGGACAACATCATTCAATACTTTATTGACAACGCACCAGAAGAACTTGGAAAAGCTGTCTACTCAGCATATAGAGAGCGTTCAGTCGGTCTTGGAGCAATGGGGTGGCACGGATACCTCCAAGGCAAAGGCATAGCTTGGGAATCATGGCAGGCTACTGGTGAAAACTACAAAATCTTCCAAGACATTAAACAACAAGCTCAGTACGCAACATACCAGTTGGCTATTGAGCGTGGTGAATGTCCTGATGGAAGGGGTACGGGTGTTAGAAATATGCATCTTCTGGCTATTGCTCCTAACGCTAACAGTAGCATCTTATGCGGTTGCTCTGCCTCTATTGAGCCTCGCATTAGTAATTGCTACGTGCATCGGACGAGGGCCGGATCTCATACGATTCGTAATCCGTACTTGGAGGCAGTGTTAGATGAGCACGGTAAGAACACGAAAGCCACATGGAAAAGCATTATTGAGAATGAAGGCTCTGTACAGCACTTGGAGTGGTTATCCGACAGTGAGAGAGATACGTTTAAGACAGCGTTTGAAATTGACCAGAACTGGGTTGTGGAACACGCCTCCATGCGACAAGAGTTTATCTGCCAAGGACAGAGCGTCAACGTATTCTTCCCATCGGGCTCGTATGCGGCTGTCGTTAATCATGTCCATCTCAAGGCTTGGAAAGAAGGCCTTAAAGGACTATATTACCTACGCACCACTTCGGGCGTTACAGCAGAGAAGGTTGGGATGCAAGTAGAACGTAATGCGCTGAAGGACTTTCTAGACGATGATGTCTGTTTGAGTTGTCAAGGCTAGGGAGAACATATGAAGATTGAATTATCTCAAGATACTCTCACCGACATTGTTGTAAAGGATTTAATGATATCATATGACCTGTGTCGTGAGTATGATGATGAAGAGACTATGACAGCCTTACAGACTGTGTTAGAGTATTATATGGTTCCTTCTGAATACAAGGAGTGGTTACAAAATACTCAGCATACTGAGGATAATGACTCATGAAAAAAGC